TGACCGGTGTAGTTCTTTTTAAAGGTCTGAGAAACCATGGTCGCGCCACAGTTTTCAATAGTGCCAACAGTGGTGCCGGTGGTGTTGCGAACAGTGCCAAGCAGCCACGGGCCAAGATGAGTAGCGAATCCCATGATGAGTCCTTACATACAAGTGAAGCGCATCAATCGGTATGTCGTCTGCCGGGACAGTTTGATGCGCCGGTAACCCCGGAATGAGGGCAATATACACTATTTTTTGAACCCCCACAACTAATAAAAAAGGGCCCCGAAGGGCCCTCTCTCAGTTAGGGTAAACCCTAGCTTAGGACGAACCGGGAGAACCGAAGATTCCCAGAGGGTCAGACACACCGAACGAATAACGCTCACGAGCCTTGTAACGGACGTTACCAGTATCGAAGTCTCCATCCATTTTTGTATCCAGAGGCATACGCACAAAGTGCTTCAGGCCGTTGGGTACGTCAGTGGTCAGGAACCAGCCGTTGGTGTCTGTCAAAAAGTGATTGACAGTGTAGCCTTCGGGGATGGAACCGTTGTTCTTCAACGCGTTGATATCGTTGTCGGTGGTGCCAACGCGGAGGCTGGTTTCCAACAGACGGGTAGCAACGAACTGGAGAGCTGGAGGGATAATCAGCTTCTTGGGCTTGGCTGCGATCAGCAGACCACGCTCGTCTGTCCAACCAGCGATCTGAATAACTGCGTTTTCCAACGAAGTCTCATTCAGGTCAGCAGCGGTAGAAGGACGATTGCTGTTAGTACCACCAGAAATCAGCGGGTGAGCAGTGTTGCACAGAGACACGCCGTCACCATAGGTAACAGTCGTAGTAAATGCGTTGTTCAACACATAAGCCGCCTTAACTTGCTTGGTGTACGCCATAGCACGGGCCAAGCTCTTGGTGTAACGAGCCGACAGAGAGTCGTACAAGTTATCTTCCATAGCTTCTTCCGTGACGGAGAAGCCCATAGCGATGGTCTCGTGGTTGTAGCGTGCAGTCCATGCTTCCTGCGCATTGTCGTACTGGATAGCGGAACCCTCGTTCTTAACCGGTGCGGCGCTGAAGCCTGCAAGTTTGGTTTCTTCTTCAAAACTACGTTCCGACGTTTCGGTCTCGTAGATTTCCTTGTGCTCTTCGCCGTATCGTGCATATTCCATTCCGAACAATGCATTCAAACCGGGGAGCAGCTCTTTAAGTAGCTGGGCGCGTGAAATAGCCATGATTTACTCCTTAAACACCAGTGGTGTTGTTGTATTGATGAGTGTTGATCTTCACCAATAGTTCGGTGTAAGTGTCGGCTGCGGTAGCAGTTTCAGGCACTACGTCGATAACACGGATTGGGATAGTCGCGGTAGTACCAGCACCGGTCAAGGTAACGGCGTAGGCAGAATCACCAGTGGTGGTGTTGCCAGCGTTCAATACCAAAGCCAAGTTAGTACCAACCACAGTACGTCCTGCGGAACTCATGGTCGTGCCGGACGAAACCACAGCGACCTTGAACAGGGCCATGGGGTCATCCACAACGTATGCGTAAGCATAGTTGGACGAGGTTGAGACAGCAGCCGGAATGTACTGACCCTGAACGGTTTGACCGCTAGAGTTGACATACTGACCGCCGAGACAAACACCGACGATTGCACCAGAGTTGGTGGTAGTGGAAAGAACCAGATAGCCAGTGCTGTCAATTTGAACCGTATCTCCGAAGAAGATAGCAGTAGCAAACGAAGCAGCAACGGGAATCTGGCGGATAGCACCAGCGTAGGGCATGCCGTCAATTCGATTGACAGGCTTTAGGCCATACGGAGCGCTAACGGTAGGATAAGCCATAGTTAACTCCTAGATTAAGAACCAGAACCGAAAACTGCGCCTCGGGTCACTGTAGAACGACGTTCTTTAAACAGTGGCATCCGGGGGTCGTTCTCGCGCATGAAGCTGTTATCTACCGAGTCCATTTGCGTATCAGCTTGATTTTGGAAATACGCATCACGGTCCGCGGTAAGTTCAGCTGGGGTTTTACAGAGGATGAGGCCACCCACTTCAATCGCATCCTTAAACCGAGACGTTGCCTCGCTGAAAGTATGCGCTTCAGGGTGCTCCGAAGCCTTTACAGGCTCCCAACCCTCGCGGAATTTTGCGGAAATATTTTTGGCGTCGCTTACACCGTTAAAGCTAGTTCTAACCCAACGGAAATCGAAACCGGGTTCGGGTTCTACATGGGGTAAAAGTTCTGCTGGGGTCCATTTTTTACGGGGACGAGCTTCTTTTTCACGACTATCTAGAGCACGACTCATACGATTTTGTTCAGCCATTATGGTTTCCTCATTTCTTCCGCAACTTTACGAGCATAGAGTTCCAAAGGAACGCCAAGCCGCTTAGCGAGTTGTACCTGCGTTGCATTCAGCACGATCTTTCGAGGTGCAGTGCTGCGCGTTGCGGGTGCAACTACATTTGCTTTCGGGCGCTGAGAGTTAGGTGCATCAGCGGGTTCTCCAGAGGCAAACTTCTCTGGGAACACTTGTCGAATCCGTCCGTTGAGCCGTCTATAGTACTCATCAGAAGTCGGGTCCATACCATCTTCCACGACCAGCTTTTCGTGCAACGCAAACGCATAGCCAGTCATTTCCCTGTCTTTCCCAAACCACGGATTGTTTGATTTCCAAACCTCCGCTTTCGGGTCAACAGGCGCAGTTTGCGCGAATTCGTCGGTTTGTACACTATTTTTGTCCTCTTGTAAAGGCGGAGGCGTGTAGTTATTAACCCGCTCCAGCTTCATTCGGGAAATAGTAAGGCCGTCTTGGGCCTCAATCAGGGCATCAGAATCCCCTGACTCGTAGGCTTTCTTGTACTTTTCCTTGGCTTTCTCAAACTCGTCGGACACAACCCGTTTGGCCGACTCCAGCAAAGCTTCTTGGTTAGTATTGAGCGAACCCTTGAGTTTCTTGTTCTCCTCAATAACCGCCTTGGCCAGCTTGATAGCCTCGTCTTTCTCACGGGCGTGGGCTTCCTTAGCCCGCCGCTCGTCGTGGTAGCCCTTGCCAAGATGTGCCAACCGTTCCTTCAACCGCTTGTCGGTATATTTGGACAGCTCTTCATCGGTCACATCCTCCGGGGGCGTGGGCAACGCAGACTTGTTACGGTCTGCTTCCGGGGTGTCGTCAACAATCTCAATCTCCGGCTCGGGCTCTACTACTCGACCGCCAACCTTTGACTGCTTGGCTTCCACCTCATCGGGGAACTCAAACTCAGTTTTTTCCATTTCAGCCATAAATTACTCCTTACGGGCGTTCAATACCACGGGGGTCTTGCACAACTGCTTCTACCGAGTCATCACTAATCAGCCGCCACTCAGTACCGTGAATCTTCATCCGGGTACCGGTGTTGGGGCGAACTAGGACAAAATCTCCTACCTTACAGCTTGGCCCGCTTGGGAAGCGCTTTTCATCCCCATATGCGTCCGGCCCCATCTTGGCCACGAACAATACTGGCGACAGTAATTCTTCATGGTGCATCATGGTGCTGGTCTTAATGAGGTTGGTTCCTTCAATCTTCTCATCCGCCTTGGGCAACATGCAGAGCAGGTTGAACGTAACGGGGTCGGGAACTTGACGCGCTTTCTCTTCAGTCGTAGCGGGAAGTACAGTAGCTGTTGCACCGTCTTGACTTACGAGTATTTCATTCATCGTTGGCTCTTTCTATACGAAGTTTGAGGTCTTGTATGTTGTAGTTGGCGTGGTCAAGACCTCGAATAACACCCACCAACTCCCGGTACTCGGCGTAGTCTTTAACTGCACCAGTACAAAGCTTGTCCACCGCCTGCTGGCGGAACTCTGTGTTCTGCTTCACCAGCAGCTCAAACTCGTTCATTTCTCACCTCCGGGCGGTTTCTTGGCCGCATCAGCCGCCATCAGCATCTGCTGAATCTGCTGCGCGGTACTCAGCTTGTGACCCCGCTCGGTGTGGTCCATCTTTTGCTGGTGGACCTGCCCGCCATGAGCCATCTCCTGCTGGTGACGCTGCTGCAACATCTGCAACGCCTGCTGCTGCTTGGCCATCTCCTGCTGGTGTTTCTGCATCTCCTGCTGATGCCGCATGGCCATGACCGCGGGGTCTTCCTGCGGCTGCCCACCACCAGCCTCTTGCTGTTTGAGCTGCAACTCCTGCTGCTTGATGGCCAAGTCACCTTGCACTTTCTGCCCGCGGGTATCTGCATCCTGCTTCTTAATCTGCAACTCAGCCTGCTGCATCTGGATGAGCGGGTCTTGCGCCAACTGCTGCGCTTGCGCTTGCTGCGCCTGTGCTTTGTTCTGCTGGAGCAACTGCCCAGCTGCTTGGGCCACAAGCTGCGACAACTGAACCTCCACTTCTTCGGGGAGCTTCTCGTTGGGCTTGGGCATCGGAACACCCATCTGCTCTTCAATCTTCTTGCGATACAGGTAAGCCAGATGCTCTGCAATGTGCGCTTGTATTGCTGCCATCATCTGCTGCGCCATCGGGTTCTGCCCCATCTGTTGCGCGATCATGGGGTCCTGCATGAACGTCGTATGCACTGCAATATGTGCATCATGGTCCTGATAAATAAACGCCTTCGTCGGTTCCCCTTTGAGGAACGACATGTTCTCGCTGATGGGGTCACGCGGAGTCTGGTCATCCTCGATGGGCACCAACTTCTCTGCATTCTTTATCCCTAGGACCTCGATCATCTGGCGGTGCAACTGCGGCAAGTCATAAATCTGCGGAGCACCCTGCGACAACTGAATGACCGCCTGATACTGCATGATGCGTTGAGCCATCGTGCTGCTGTTGGGGTCACTGACCGGAATGACCTCAACCATGTCGTAGTCCGCTTGCTTGACAGCACGGTCACCACCCACCGGCTCATAGTCATAGTCCTCCGGCATGTTGTCCCGGATGATGTTCTTGAGTAGCTTGAACTCCTGCTTCATGGAGTTGTGCACGCGGGCTTGGACAGCCCCCATGATCTTGAGCTGCCGCTCAAGCAACGCCAGCGTAGTCCCCACAGGAGACTGGGCACTCATGTCGCTGACTTTCATGTCCGCGATGGAACCCAAGCGCCGACCTTCCTCGGTAATCTGATTAAGCAGTGCCAACAACACCTGACTCGGCTCCTTGTAAGGGAGCGCCATGATGTTGTCCTTGATGGCCCCGCTCGGAATATCCACGTCCCGGAACTCCCCGGGCGCGATGGGCGTGTCATCACCCTTGACGCGCATGCCGCGTGCTTTCAGCCCGCCGGGCAAGTTACTCAGCGTGCCTGCGTCAACCAGCTGCCTAATAAGAGAAGTGCCAGCGCGGGCGTAGCCTCCGATGATGTGAATAAGGCCCATGCCATATGCGCCGAAGCCCGGGATGTAGTCATACTGCACCAAGTGCTGACGCTTCTGATGAGTCTCATCTTCTTCCTCCCAGTTACGGTAGATGGCCAACACCTTGTTGGTGCCCTTGTCTATCGTGATGATGTAAGGCAGCGCAATCTCGTCCTCAGACTCGTGCCCGGGCAGGTCGTACTCAACCTGCACCTCATACAACTGATAGCGGTCATCATCCGACAATGTGTAACCTTGCTCGTCGGCTTTCTTCTTCTCCACATCCGTGAAGTTCATCACCGGCTCACCCAGCTCCACATCCTTGTAGAAGCCAGCCACTTGCAGTTTCTTCAGGTCATTCTTTGTTTTACGCATGATGTGCGTAACCCGCTCGGCACTGCGTGCGCCACTCGACCCGAAGGGAATAATCACATCTTCAGCAGGCACGAAGATGGCCGTCTGCCGACCCAAGCCCGGGTCCTTGTACACCTTCTTGAAGGCCGCGCCCGCTAACCCGAGGTTGAACAACATCCGCTCATGTTCAGGCCGGTACTCCGGCATCTCCTCAGTCAGCCGGTAGTTCATATCATCCCGAACCCGCTCAGCCGCTTCTTCCTTCAAC